CGGGCCAGCCAGCCGTGCCGCAGCCATGGGACCCCAGGACTCCTCCCACCGACATGAACGCGGTCTATGACCGCCTGGCGCAGATGGGCGTGCAGGTTCCTGCTCCGCCCGGTCGCCGCGCCAGTGGGTAGCGAGAGGAGCAGTCGCGATGGGCGCGACGACCACCACCACCATCACAGAACAAGTCTCCCTCATCGAGGGTGCCGCTAGGCTGTGGTTCCAGTCCAGGAGCCTGTTCTACCCCGCCGGCGGCGTGGCCACCAATTGGTTGCAGTGGAAAGACCTGCGCAACCTGCCAGGCGTGAGTCACCGGTTCAACAAGTTCTCGGAGATCACTGCCGGCGACGCCACAGAGGGCGACGACTACACCAACACGTCGGCGCTTGATACCTCCGGCGGGACCACAGTCACTGCCGGGGAGAAGGTTGTGATCGTTCCGATCACCGACCTGGCCAAACGCGGCTACAACTGGGGCCCAGAGGAACTCATCGCCAATGCCGGCCGCGCGTGCGGTCTGGCCATGGCCAAGAAGTTCGACAAGGACGTGCTGGCGCTCAACTCCAGCCTCGGGACCTCCAAGAACGCCTCCGGCACGGCACTGACTGCCGCCGAGTTCATGCTCTACATGGAGGCCCTCGCCGCCAACGACGCACCCGAACCGTACTGCGCCGTGTTCCATCCGTGGGGCTGGTACGAGTTCGTGACCGAGTCGGCCTCGCCGATCATTGATGCTGCGAAGTCCGACCGTGTTGGCGCCGAGTTCTGGGGCACGGGCTTTGTCCAGGAGATCATGGGCGTCGCGTGCTTCCGTAGCACCAACGTCCCCAGTGAGAATGCTGCCGCTGACCGCGGCGGCGTGTTCATGTCGTCCTGGGCGATCGGCTGCGTGCTCTGCGAGGACATGAAGATCGAGCCACAGCGAGATGCCAGCGCGCGCCTCACGGAGCTCGTCTGCACGATGACCTACGGTGTGGGCGTCATCGACAACACCATGGGCTTCCAGCTCCTGCAGGACATCGACTAGCGCGACTCCCGGAAGGGTGAGTGAGCATGCCGTACGTGTATGCCCCACTCCCGGCCGGCGATGAGCGTGGGCCGGGGTTCTACCGCAGGTTCCAGTCCGTCGGCGAGGACGTCGACGTCGTCTGCGCCAAGCACGGGTGGACCCGCCAGCCCCCTCCCGGCGAGCTCGTGCTCGATGAGGACGGCAACATCATGCAGGAGCGCGCCGAGGCTCCGAAGCCGAAGCGAGGTGCTCATGATGGGGACTGATCTCCAGCCGATCACGATCCGCGTCCCGGCTGTCGCCTATACCGGCGCCAGCCAGGAACTGCCGCTCGGGTCGGTCGCGGTCAATGCCAGGATTCTGGCGGCACGTCTGATCGCGCAGACCGACATCACAGGCCACACGACGAACTACTCGACGATCACGATCAAGCGCAAGGGAGCGGCCGGCACCGCGACGACCGCCGTCGCCACCCTGGCGCTCACCAGTGGCGTCGACGTGGCCGCGTTCGTCCCGAAGGCGATCCCGCTGACAACGACCAAGGCGAACCTCGAGCTCTCCGCTGGGCATGCCCTCAGTTGGAGCTGGGTGGAGGCTGGGTCTGGTCTGGACCTGCCTGATGCCGTCATCGAGGTCGACCTCGCGCTCGGCTACGGTGGTGGCATCTAGTGGCCACCGTCACCGCGACCTGCACGCCAGGCGGAGCGAGCGACAACAGCTACATCACCCGGGCTGACGCCGACACGTGGTTCGGCAAGCGGCTCGATGGTGAGCAGTGGCTGAAGCACTCGGCCGACCGACGCGAGCGGGCGCTGGTGCAGGCCACCGCGATGATCGAGAGCCTGGGCGGCAAGGTCAGTGCGACCTGCGCCGCCCGGGCGCTCTTCCCAGGCTCACCCTACGACACCGGCTGCACAGCCGACGAGCATGGTGACTACGTCAGGAACCAAGCGCTCCATTTCCCAACGGGCGACGATCAGGACGAGAACAGCGACCTGTTCATCCCCGAGTGGGTCTGGCAGTCGGTCTGTCACCAGGCCGTCTACCTGCTCGACGGCGACAAGCCGCTGGTGGACGTGGCGGCGCTGACGGCTCAGGGCGTGCGCTACTTCCAGGCCGACGGCATCAGCATGCAGCTCACTGGCGCTTCGATCCCGGCGGGTATCTCGCCGGATGCGTGGGCGCTGGTTGGCCCGCAGATCAAACCGTCGCCGAACGCGCCCTGGGGCGCGACAAGGATGCGGGTCTAGTGGCGAGCGCGATCGACACGAGCGAGCTGAGGCGGCTGGCCAACAGGATGCGCGGGGCCGGCCGTCAGCGCGTGCGGAGCGCAGTGCGCCGATCGCTGCTCAAAGCAGCGAAGCACATCCGCGGCCGTGCCGTTGATCTGGCACCCATGAAGTTCGGGGCGCTGCGCGGCAGTGGCCACGAGGCGCTTGATGGCGCCGACCTAGCAGTGAAGGTGCTGTTCGGTGGCGCGGCGTCGGCGTATGCGGCAGTGCAGCATGAGCGGGGCGACTTCGCGCATACCATCGCAGCCTGGAGAGCCAAGAACTTCCCGAGTCAACGCAAGCCGCCGCGCCGCGGCTATCAGGGCGGCCAGGCGCACTTCCTGTTCGGGCGCGCCGATTCGGCATACGAGGCCAACCATGCGCTCGTGATGGCGTGGCTGGAGACCGAGGCCGGCAAGGCGCTCCGCGAGCTGGTGCGCTCATGACGCCCAACGCCACGCTCTGGGTTCCTGAGGTGAGTCAACGGCTGACCGGCAGCGATCAGCTCCAGCGCGAGCGTGAAGAGACGCTCGGCGTGGAGTGCCGCTGCTGGCTGATGCCGACCTCGGCCGAGGGCGCGGTGCGCGCTGCCGGTGTGGTCACAGCGACGGGCTGGACATGCCGGTACCCGCGTGACGTGAACCTGCTGACGGGCTCGCACTGCGAGGCGCAGCGGGATGACGAGACGGACCGGGCGACCTACACCGTCCGGTCAGTGCGCCGTGGGCTGAACCACAACACGGCGACGTTGGATCGGGCCTCCTGATGGACTTCGTCCACACCAGCGAGCTGGTCGATGCCGTGATCGCCGTGCTCAAGGGGAGCGGCGCGACACACATCGGCGGGCTGCCGAGCGAGTTCTGGTCTGAGCCCTACCCGCTGCAGTACCTGGAGCACGGCGACCTGGCCGACTACGCCAGCATCGAGCCGGTGATGGACGCCTGCCCGTGGATCTACGTCCGCGGGCTCGGGATCACGCCGTCGGGCGAGGCTCGCGGGATCGGCAAGACGATCATCACGACCGAGCACCTGCGGATCGTGCACGCGCGGCTGGGGCCGGGCGACCGGAACCAGTGCGTGAACGCCTCGGGCGCGACCGAGCGGATCATGAGCCGGGCTCGCGAGCGGTATGCCAAGCAGATCGGCAAGGCTCTGTTCAACGACCCGAACCGGCGGCTGGCCGTGATTGACTCGGCCACAGCCGGAGACAAAGACGACCCCGCCCACCGGACCGAGGTGAGCCTGACGTGCGACGGTGGCACGGCCACCGTCTGGCGCGTGGACTTCCGGGCCTGGGACTTAGGCGAGGAGCGCGGGGCAGACAACTCGACCGAGGACGTTCGCGG